ATCGGCAGCCGGGGCGGCCGGCCGCGCACGAGCGCGCCGCGCTGCCCCTGCGGCAATATGACGCTCAAGCTGGCCCGCACGCGCGGCATCACCGCGCGCGGCCACCAGCCGGGCTGCGCCTTCCACAAGGCGCCGGCGCCGGCCCAGGCGCGGAGGCGCGCATGAAAGCGCTCTATGACACTGATTTTGCCGCCTGGGCTCTGGAGCAGGCGGCGCGCGTGCGGGCGGGAAAGCCGCTCGATATCGAGAACGTGGCGGAGGAATTAGAATCCTTGGGCAAACAGGAACGGCGACGGCTGGAAGCGCACTTGACCGTGCTGCTGACGCACATGCTGAAGTGGGACTACCAAGCCCTCAGGCGGTCACGCAGTTGGATCGCCAGCATCAAGATCCAGCGGCGGCAGGCGCGGCGCGTGCTGGAGGAGAATCCCAGCCTTCAGCCGCAGCTTCCCGAGGCCGTGGCGGATGCTTATGCCATCGCGCTGATCGCTGCCGCGGACGAGACCGGCATGCCCGAGGCAAATTTCCCTGCGGTCTGCCCCTACGCGTGCGAGGAGATTTTCAATGGAGAGGAGACGGCACTGTGAAAACCGGTGATCGGGTCAAGGTGCGGGTGGCAGGCGGGCAGTGGCGGCCGGGTTCCGTCAAACTGGCCAGCGCCAATGGAGTCTCTTTGGCGGTGAACCTGGATGACGGTTCGCTCGCTGGCGGCGGTGGCATGTTCGTCAATGCTGCCGACGGCTGTGTGACGCTGCTGTTGCTGCAGACCGCGCGGGGCTATCACGACGTGGCCAGCGGGACAGCCGTTGAGGTGGAGGAGGCATGAATCAGATCGTAGGCAGCAGGGTGAACGGTTCCAAGTTCCTGGCGCTCTCGCTCGAGCCCGGCAATCTCAGACGAACATGAAAGTGGACTCGACCAAGCGCCTAGACGATTTCAGCAAGCGCCTGGACGACATGAAGGCCGAACTGATGCGGCACATGGACACCGGCTTCGAACACATCGAGCTCTTGCTCAAACTGCATGAGGCGGAGCATCACAGGAAGGAACTATGACAGCACTCGTACCAGTTCAACCGCATAACCTCGAGCCCATCACGGCGCTCGTACTCAATGCCGTCTCGAGCCCGCTCACGCGCGCGCAGTACGCCAGAGCGCTCGATGACTTTCTCGCATTCCGCGCCAGGCAGGGCGCGCCGGCGTTCAGCCGCACGCTGGTGATGGCGCACCGCGCGGCGCTCGAGGCGGAGGGCTACGCGCCGTCCTCCATCAACCAGCGGCTGGCGGCGATCCGCAAGCTGGCGAGCGAGGCAGCAGCGAGCGGCCTGCTGGACTTCGCCACGGCCGCGGCGATTAAGGAGGTGCCCGGCGCCAAGGTGCGTGGCGTGCGCATGGGCAATTGGCTCACCCGGGAGCAGGCGCAGGCGCTCCTGGACGCGCCCGCCCCCGATACACTCAAGGGCCTGCGCGACCGCGCCGCGCTCGGGCTGCTGGTGGGCTGCGGGCTGCGCCGCAGCGAGGCGGCCGCGCTCACGGTCGCACACATTGCCGAGCGCGACGGGCGCTGGGTGATCGTCGACCTGGCCGGCAAGGGCGGGCGCGTGCGCACCGTGCCGGTGCCGGCCGGCGTGAAGGCGCGCATCACCGCCTGGTGCCAGGCCGCCGGCATCACCGCCGGGCCCATCCTGCGCTCGGTCGACCGCCACGGCAACCTGGGCGAGACGCTCTCCGACGAGGGGATTTTCAAGCTGGTGGCCCAGTACGCCAGCGTCAAGCCGCACGACCTACGCCGCACCTGCGCCAAACTTTGCCGTAAGGCGGGCGGTGAGCTCGAGCAGATCCAGCTGCTGCTCGGCCACGCCTCGATTGCCACTACCGAGCGCTATCTGGGCGGCCGGCAGGACCTCGAGCACGCACCCAACGATCGGCTGGGCCTGCAATTTTCTTAATAAGAAACGCACATAGCTATTGGCAAAGTCTCCTGGTACGGCGTTATAATGCGGTGCCAGGAGATTTTTTTGCATGGCATCCCCTCACGATGACATTTACACCCAGGCCGGCCTGGCTGCATTCATCCCCGGGATGCAGCGCGCCGTCGAGGTCCTGCAAAGCGAATTAGATCAGATGCGCGCGCGCCTGACGGCGCTGCAGGCGGGAGAGGCGCCCGCGCCCGCCAAGCGCCGCGGCCGGCCGCCCAGCGGGCCGCTCCCCAAGCACCCGAACCAGCTCAATGCGCGCGGTAAACCGCTCGCGGTGGGGAGCGGCTGGCCGGCGGACGCGGCGGCACGCCGGCGGGAGATGAAGCGGCGCCGGCAGGTGACGCAGGCGAAGCGGGCGCGGGCTGCGGCTGACAACGCCACGCAGCGCGCCAGGATGTCCGCTGCGGCCAAGGCGCGCTGGGCGAAGATGACGCGCGCCGAGCGGCGCGAGCGCCTGGACAAGATGGCGGCCGGCAAGCAGGCCAAGCCCGCGGTGAAGCTGGTGAAGGAGGTCGCATGACGAGACTCAGTTGTCGCCAATATCCGATGCTCTCCGCGTTCGCCGAGGAGGCCACTGACTTCGCCATGCCGATCGACGACGCGCGCCGCTTCGACCAGCGGCCGTTTCGCTCCATGTTGATTCGCAAGTGGGTGGCCTACAAGCGCGGCCGCGGCTTCGTGATCACGGCCGAGGGGCGGGAGGCCTGGCGTGAGTTCCACGCGACCGATATTGTCCGCAAGAATCCGGCGCTGCCTCTGACGTCCTACTTTGATCCCACCGCGTATGGTCTGCGTAAGCCGGACGGCGGCCGCGCGAGGGAGACGGCGGCGCGAGGCGCAGCATGACGCCCGAGGAGCCGGCCCCCGCCGGGGCTCCGAAAAAAGAGCGGCCCCTGCGCCGCCGCTACAAGCAACAGATCTCAGTGCGCCTCGACGAGAACCTGCTCGAGTTGGCAAAGCAGACAGCAGCTGAGCAGCGCTGGCCATTTGCAGTCGTCGTTGAAAAGGGCATTTGGCAATGGCTCAAGTCGATCGGCGCTAGCACAAAGAAAGTCACGAGCGGCCGCTTGGTGTGGGAGACCCTGCCGCCCGACCTGCAACAGGACACATACGCCTTCTGGGCGTGGCGCTCCTGTGGCTCTCTTCCGCCTTTTCAGGCGGCGCTGCGCGAGACCACGCTGATAAGTTTGCGTGAGTTCCAGAAGACAAAGGAATACCTGCCGAGCCTCCAGAGTATGGGAATCCACCCGGAGCCGGAAGAGGAGCCCGCCGATACTTAGGTGTGATGAGAGGGCAAACACATGCTTACGATACAGCTGCTGTTCGCTGCGATCCAGGACGAGATCGATCAGATCAAGTCAGGACAAATGCCGGCCGAGGTTGCCGCCCAGGTGCTCAAGGCCCGCAAATTACAGGTGCAGGAGCACGGGCACGCTCTGACAGCGATCGAGCTCTCGATGCAGGCGCACAAGACCGCGGTCACGGTCGAGGGGCTCAACATGGTGCTCCAGGGTGAGGTGCTCGACGAGGCGGCGGAGCCGAAGAAAATTGAAGCCGCTAAAGAAAGGAGGCCCTATGTTCGGAAGAAAGCGTGATACGGCCGGCGCGACGATTCGCGCCTACGAGTTCGGCACGCGGCCGGTGGGCGATATGGCGCTGGCCAGCCAGCAGCTCTACCGGCGCCACCAACTCTGGAACCAGTTCGTCGAGATCGAACGGGACACGCGCGCCAAGTACCGCGCGCTGGTCGCTACCGAGAGCACCCAGCGTGTCGCCGCGCTCCATGAGCAGCTGGAAGAGTTACGCCAGCAGATCCGGCTGCACAAAAAATCCGCGGCTTATGAGCATGTGCTGCACGGCAAGCTGCGCAGCTTGGTCGAGGCCATGCAGTCGGCGCTCGCTGACCGCTCGCCCGAGACCGTCGCGATCGTCAAGCCGCGCCTCTATTTTGCCGACATCGTCAGTTACGACGGGCTGCGGGAGAGGGCCAAACAGCTACGGCAGGCATTGGGCGTGATGCGGGCGGAGGCGAAAGCGGAGAGCCGCGCCAAGGCCGAACAGCTCAAGGCGGAGCGTGAGCAGCTGGAGAGGGAGCGCACCGACCGGGTCAAGGCGGCCATGGCCGCGAGCAACCTCTATTGGTGCAACTCCGACGATGTGCGCGCCAGCTACGAGGTAGCGCGTAAGCGCGCCATGCGCGAGGGCACAGAGTTGCATTTCCATCGCTTCGACGGTGGCGGCAAGCTCTCCGTACGCTACCAGCAGGGCCTGCCCGTGGCGGCCGCATTCGGTACCGATACGCGGCTGCAGATCGACCCTATCGACTTCTCGATCTGGGAGTCGGCCGACCGCGCGGTGCGGCGCCGCTGCTGGACCAAAGCGCGGCTGCGCATCGGCAGCAACGACCAGCGGCAGCCGGTGTGGCTGACGCTCGACTGCTGGCTGGACGGGCGGCCGGGGCGGCACCTGCCGATGGAGGGCACCATTCGCGCCGCGGCGGTCATCCGCCGGCGGGTCGGGACCGGCTTCACTCATCGGCTCGTGCTCACCGTGGAGGCGCCCCTCGAGCGGCGGGATCTGGCGGTCGAGCGGCACGGCACGGTGGGCCTCGACGTGGGCTGGCGGCTGACTGCGGATAACGGTCTGCGCGTAGCTTATTGGAGCGACGGCACGGCGCAGGGCGCGCTCACGTTGCCGGCCAACATGGTGGGCCTCTTTGAAAAAGTACATGACCTGCAGTCGATCCGCGGCCAGCACTTTAATGCCGCGGTCGAGCGGCTCCAAGGTTATCTGGAAGAGCATCCCGGCGCTATGTGGCTTCAGGAGCAATGTCGGTATATTGCGCAGTGGCGCAGCCCGGGCCGCCTGATCGTGCTGCTGCGGGACTGGCAATCGGACGGGACCGACGGCGAATTGCTCGAGCACCTGCAGGCCTGGCGCAAAAAGGAGGATCACCTCTACTCCTGGCAGGCCAATCTGCTCGACCAGACGGCCGCGCACCGGCGCGAATTGTACAGGATCTTCGCGGCGTCCCTCGGGCGGTACGCACGCGTCGCGATCGAGGAGTTCGACCTGCGCAAAGTGTTGCAAAAACCGCGCCCCGAGGACGGCGCCGAGACTCCCGACGGGCATATGCGCACGATCGCAGCGGTGAGCGTGCTGCGCAGCGCGATTGAGAACTACTGCCGGCGCGAGGGGGTCGAGTTCGTGGTGGTGCCCAGCAGCGGCACCACGCGCCGCTGCCACGTCTGCCAGTCGGAGCAGCAGTTCGATCAGCGGAGCGACCTCGTCCACCGTTGTACCACCTGCGGTGAGACATGGGACCAGGACTACAATGCCGCCGAGAACATTCGCCAGTTCGCGGATCGGCCGGCCGGCGACACAATTTTGCCATCCGCGAAGATTTCGCCCGAAGCGCCGGAGGCAAGGGTGTGAGTTTGCAATGCTTTGCGCCGCGGTTGCAGTACCCTGCTCACGGGGGAAAGCAGTGAGAGTGAACGTGCCATCCTGTTCCCGTATCCGCGTCAGTGCGTTGCAGTACCCTGCTCACGGGGGAAAGCAGTGAGAGTCGACTGCCAGTCGGTGCCGTGCGAGTCCGCCGCCCGTTGCAGTACCCGGCTCACGGGGGAGACAAGTGAGAGTTGAGGCCGCGCAAAGGTTCGTCAGCATGGCGACCGCCGTTGCAGTACCCTGCTCACGGGGGAGACAAGTGAGAGAACGAGTCCCCCATGAATATGCGGCTCTCAAAATGGGTGTTGCAGTACCCTGCTCACGGGGGAGACAAGTGAGAGCGGCTCAGCGAAGACCCGAAGGTTACAGTACCCTGCTCACGGGGAAGACAAGTGAGAGGAGTAAAGTTGGGTGAGCATTATGGAACACGTGCTGCTTCGTTGCAGTACCCTGCTCACGGGGGAGACAAGTGAGAGCGCACAAGCCTGCGGTGAAGCTGGAACGGGGTGCCGAAGTTGCAATGCCCAGCTCACGGGGGAGACAAGTGAGAGCCTCACGCATCCTGTTCTCTCACTGACCGGTCCTGCTCATCCAAGCGGTGGCGCGATCGACGACAACGGTTGCAGTACCCGGCTCACGGGGGAGGGCAGTGAGAGCGCGCACGCTGGGACGATTATCGTCGGGATAGATATCGTCGCAGTACCCGGCTCACGGGAGAAAGCAGTGAGAGTCGATCATGAAGGGATGTGTTGCAGTACCCGGCTCACGGGGAGGGCAGTGAGAGTGCCCGGTTGGCGGCGTCTCCCATTCACAGGGCATCGCATCCCAGAGCCCGGCTCACCGGAGAAAGCAGTGAGAGAGAACGCTCGATAGTACATCATGCCCAGCTCACCGGGGAAGACAAGTGAGAGAAGCGGATTGATGCCACCTTCGCCAATTCGCATTGGACCGTTGCAAATGCCCGGCTCATGGGGAAGAAACAGTGAGAGGATCGGATAGACGACGACCTTCGTTATAGTACTCAGCTCACGAGAGAAACAGTGAGAGGTGAAAGTGTTGTTACAATACCCAGCTCACGGGGCAAACGGGTGAGAGGCGGGATCTTCAAAGAGACAGCGTGCCGATGAAAGTCGCGTGGTGGTTGTCTTCGCCGCGCATGACGGTGCGCGTGGTCGCTGTGCGCCAAGCGGGCCGCAACATGATCGTGGAAGCCGCGCCGATCGTCCGCAAGTTCATTGGGCAGCCCATGACAAACCTGCTGATCTGGATGAACCCGGATCGCGTTGAGGTCCTCGAGGCAGAGGAAGTCGTTGGCCCTTCACGGCCAACACCCGCCTGATTTTCCATAAAGTTTCTCTTTGCTATCTGGTACACTCCAACTACACCGACGCGAGAATCGCGTTAAGTGTATGACAGACCAGTTAGAAAGGAGCACCCATGTTTGCGATTATCATTCCGCTCGGCGGGGGGACAGATCCGGGTTGGGGACAAGGACGTCCTTTACCGCCTATCGCAGGACACCCGTTGCCAACGCCGCCTGTAGGTATTTGGCCCAACCCGCCCAATCCGCCGGTCGACCCTGGCTACGGCTTGCCCGTGCTCCCGCCCTACGTGGGCGGCGGCCCGGTATATCCGCCAGTCGACCCCGGGTGGGGTCAGCCGCGGCCGCCGGTCGACCCGGGCTACGGGCAGGGCTGGCCGCTCCCGCCCCACGTGGGTGGTGGCCCGGTGTATCCGTCGCACCCGGTGGACCCGGGCTACGGACAGGGTCACCCGCTGCCGCCGTACGCGACGACCGGCCCGGTGTACCCGCCGGTCATCTGGCCGCACCCGCCGCGACCGGTTGACCCTGGCTATGGGCAGGGCTGGCCGCTGCCGCCCTACGCCGGCGGCGGCCCGGTTTATCCGCCTTACGTCGGCGGCGGCCCGGTGTATCCGCCGCGGCCCATCTTTCCGCAGCCCCCGCCGCCTGATAAGCCCGGCCCCCCCGGACCCGATCCTATCGAGATCGGCGATAAGGGGTGGACGATTCAGTATTGGCGCGGCATGGGCTGGGTCCTGGTGCCGCCGGAGCCCGAGACGCCGGAAGATCAGCCCCAACCAAAAAAAACCTGAGGGGCCGCTCGCATCACCTCGGGTGGCTCCACCATCTTCTAAGTCTTTAGTAGTAGGCGCGGCGCGGCCGGGGAACATAGTCCTCCTCGGCCTCGTCGCTGGTCGTCCTGATAAATGAACCCTCCCGGATGCGCAGCAGGCCCCACACCGCTGCATCGTGCAGGTCGTCATAGCTGCCGTGCGGGAAGGCGGCCATCTCCTCCATCACGTCTTGCACCCACTTGGCTCGCAAGGGCGCGTACACCATGCCGCTGGCGAACAGGTCCGCAATAGCGTGCGTGCGCGTCACCTTGTCGCGCGTGCGGTGCGGATTGGCTTCGTACACCGGGATGCCGGCGCGCCACAGCTCCTGGATGAGCGGCGTGCCGGCGCTCATGCGCTCCACCACCAGCGTGTCCGGCTTCCACTGGTCGTAGAGCTTCTTCGCCCATATTTTCAGGTTCGGGAAGTCCACCCTGCGGCACCAGGCATCGAGCAGGATGATGCCGGTCTCGATGCGCGGCGGGTCGGCGCCCGGGACCGGCCGGCGGAAGACGCCCCAGGTGACACAGGCCGAGCGGTTGGCCGAGTCCTTGGTCGAGTGCGCGGTGTCCCAGGCCTGCGCGATGTACTCGCAGGCGGGCGGGTCGTGCATGGTCCAGTCGCGCCACTGCTCGCGCCGGATGATGGCCCCCTCCTCGCCGGTGGGCTCCTGCTGGTAGTTGGCCGCCCAGCGCGCTACCGGCATGGTGGCCTTGGTTCTTTGCAGCTCCTCGATCGTCCAGTATTCTGGGAACAGCGGATCACCGCTGGGCAAGATGGCGGGCAATTGGATTAGTTCCCACTGCTCGCCGTCTTCGTCCTCGATCTCGCTGCGGCGCAGCTGGCCCGTCAAGTCGAGTTCTCCCCACCTGGTCATCACCACCACGATCGCGGCGTTCGGCTGCAGGCGCTGCCGCGGGCCGGCCAGGTACCACTTCCAGGTTTTCTCGAAGTCGAGTTTAGGATTCTCAATGACGGACTGCTCCGAGTGCGGGTCGTCGATGATCACCAGGTCGCCGCCGCGGCCGGCCGCGGCGCCCGACTTGCCGACCGCGAAATAGGTGCCGCCCTGCGCGGTATTCCAGCGGTAGGCGGCGCGCGCGTCGAGCGAGAGCGTGACCTTGGGAAAGACGCCGGAAAAATCCCCCTCGCTCACCAGGTTGCGCAGGTCACGGCCGAAGTCGAGGGCCAAGCCGGCGGTGTGGCTACACTGCATGATCTTGTGCGTGGGGTGCCGGCCCAGGTACCAGGCCGGGAAGAGCACGCTGGCGAAGCGGCTCTTGGTATGCCGCGGCGGCAGGTTGACAATCACCCGTTTTGCCTTGCCCTGCTCCACGCGCTCGAACACCTCGGCCATCACGGCGTGGTGCCGGCCCTGCACGAACTCGGGCCAGACCATCTTCACGAAGGGCAGGAAGTGCTCGCGCGCGTCCTTGTATTTGAGCGCGTGGATTTCGGCCTGCAGGGCCTCGACGTCGGCGTCCTTTAGGCGGCGCGAGAAGTGCCGGACCTCAGAGGGGCTCATGCGGGCGGTGGCTCAGGGCCGGCCGGTGCGGCTTCCGCAGCTTGGGCCGCCTGCTCGGCCGCACTTTCGCTGGCCGCCTGCTGGGCGTCGCTCACGCGCTGCGCATGGGTAGCGGCGATCTTGGCGTGTGCGGCCGCGGTGTCGCCCAAGTGGCGCAGGTTCTCCGCGTGTGCCTTGGTCAGCGCGCGCTGGCTCTCGGCCTGCTCGGTAATGCCGTGGCGCAGATTCTCCGCCTGGATCTCGGCGGCCTTGAGCCGCTCTTGGCTCTGGATCTTGGCCTGGTCGGTGGCCGACTTCTGCTGCAGGCGGGCGCCCTCGAGCGCCAGCTTCTGCTGATCGGTCTGCGCCTTCTGCTGCGCCGTCATCTGCTTCAGCTTGAGCTCAGCCTGCTGCTGTTGCACGACCGGGTCCTGTTGTGCCTGCTGGTTGGTCTTGGCCTGCTGCTCGGCCTGGTTGGCGGCCAGCAGCTTCTGCGCGGCCTGCGCCATCAGGGCGGAGAGCTGGTGCTCGACCTCGGGCGGGAGCTTCGAGTCGAGCGGCGGCAACGGCACGCCCAACTGCTGCTGAATCTGATTCCGATATTCGTAGGCCAGGTGCTCGGCAACATGCGCCTGCCCGGCCGACATGATGGAGGGCGCCAGCGGATTCTGCGCCAGCGCCTGCTGCAATTTTGGGTCCTGCGCCAGCATCATGTGCACGGCCAAATGGCTCTTGTGGTCCTGCCACTCGAAGGCGCGCACCGGCTTACTAGTCAAGATCGCCATGTTTTCGGCCACCGGGTCCATCGGCTCGGTCGCAGTCTTGTTGGGCACGATCTCCGAGGCATTATCGACGCCCAATACCTCGAGCATCGACCTATGCAGGAGGGGCAGGTTATACAGCTGCGGCGCCTGCGCGGAGAGCTGCAGGGCGCTCTGGTAGACCATCACACGCTGCGCCATGGTGGCGGCCGCCGGGTCACTGACGGGCACGATCGAGAGCAGCTGCGCGTAGTCGCTCGCCTTGGCCGAAGGAGGCACGTTGTTGGCCGGCGGGTAGTCGTAGGTGGGCGGGGTATGGTCGCGGATGATCTCGGCCACGATCGAGAGCTCCCGGCCGAGTGCGGTGTGGACGCGCGAGTGCACGGCGGTGATCACTTCGGTCGCGCGCTCGATCAGCGCGAGCATCGTACCCACCGGCGCGTTCTGCGAGGACTGCGTGAGGTCGAGGTCCGCGATCGAGGCGAAGCTCTTGCCCTCGTCGATGAGCATCTGCAGCAACTGAAACAAGACGGAGCTGGGCTCTTTGTACGGCAAAGCGAACATGCTATCCGCGATCTTGCCGGCCGGCACGTCCGCATCGCGCCACTCGCCTGGGTGAATGGGATCATCGTCTCCTTTGATGCGCAGCTGGCGTGATTTTAGGCCTCCCGGCAGATTGGCCAGGGTGCCGGCGTCGACCAGCTGGCGCAGGATGGAGGTCGTGCCCTTGCCGATGCCCCCGATCAAATGGATCAATCCGAGCCCGTAGGCGCCGGCCCACGGCACGTAGCGGTAGTGGACGAAGGAGAGGATCTTGGAGCGCTTGGGGTCGCCCTGCCGCCAGTTGCGGTAGATGGAGAGGATGCGCGTTGAGTCGTACTCCATCGTCACCACGTAGGGCAGCATGCGGTCGCCCTCGATCGCCAGATCGGCGTGCGACTCCCACAGCGTGATCAGGTCGTTCTGCGTGTACGACGGCTCGACGCCAGAGAGCTTAGTCGTCTTCTCCTCGATCGAGCTAATCTCGATGGGGGAGCGATTAAGCGCCACATCCCGGTAGAAGCCCTGCGCCTGCAGGCGCAGCACCTCGCCGTAGGACTTGCGCAGGATGTGGGTGTAGCGCGGGCAGGTCTCGAGATTCGGGAATCCGTAGGGCATCACGAAGTCCGCGGCCGGCACGAACTGCGCCACCGGGCGCTCGAGCAGCGTGTCGTAGAAAACCTTCTTGAAGGCGCTGCCGTTGACGGGGAGCGAGAAGAGCATCTGCTCCGCCTCGTCGCGGAATTCCGGCATGCGCTGGGTCAGCCAGTAATTGAGATCGGTCGCGACCCGCTTGGCCTGCTGCAGCTTGGCCTCGTCGGTGTCGCCGATGATCTTGGCATTGGCCGGTCCCTCCGGCGGGAACAGGCGCGTGATCGACTTACTTTGGAAGCGGACCGCGGCTTCTAAAATCATCGGGTGCACGATTCCACAGGCGCCGCGCCAAGGCTCGTTGCGGTCCTCGTTCTTGATGCCGAGCAGGTCGAGACCGCGGCTGAGCGCGTCCTCCCAGTCCTTGCGGCTCTCGCGGTCGCTCTCCACCGCGAAGCGGAGCTCGCTCGCGATCGACTGCAACATGTGCTCGGAGAGATACGGGGCGAGGTTGGACTCGAAGGGAGCCTCCGCCAGGCGCGTTTCGTCGCGGCCGAAGGTGACCTCCGCGGAGCCGTCCGGCAGGAGCGCCGTGAGCGAGGGGAGTGGGGAAAGTCCCTCGGGGGCCGAGGAAAGTTCCCCGGGCAGGGTGACCGCCGCCGCCAAGCCGTTGGCGCCATGGGGATCCAAGACCGGCCGTCGCCGCTCAATCACAGACCCCAGTGTATGTCAGCTATATCTATTTCGGAACCCCGTATGACGAAATGTACGATCGCGCCCAGGGTGAAACCGAAATAGATCAACTTGGCTCTTGCGCATTTGGTGGGTGTCACCCGATAATCGTCGCTGCACTACACATCGAGAGGAATCATGATAGATGTCGTTGACACAACCATGGAGAAGGTGTATTCGACCCGCGAGATCGCCCAACACCTGGGTGTCTCTCTCGATTGGGTGCGGAAGACCTTCGGGGGGCGGGACGATGTGTTCCGCCTCGGCGGCAAGTACCTGCGGATTCCGGCCCGGGCGCTCGAAGCCGTAATGGCAGAGATGAGGCATCACGGAAATGGATCATCCACAACAGCCAAGAATCGTTCCCAGCGCACTCGAGATTCAGCGCGCGCATGACTTACTGGTGAGTCTCATCGAGCACGCCGAACGCGTGGGCGCTGTGCCCCCGCGCGAGCCGCCAGGGGTCGCCGGCAGCGTGCTGCGGGACCTCTGCTGCTTCGCCGAGGTGATGTGCTGGCTGCTCGGCCACGATAACACTTCTTTCGCGGAGAAGTTGGTCGGCCTGGAGAGCGTGCTGGAGGACTTCGGGATCACGCTCACCGATGAGGGCAGGCTGCGCTTCCCGGCGCCGCACGGGAGGTTCAACTAGATGGACCTGCTGACCCCTTCTCCCGAGCTGGCATACAAGGACGGGCGCTGTGTCCGCTGCGGGGCCGAGATGGGCACTGTGGGCGGGACCTGTCTGGAGTGCCTGACCCGCTTCTGGTGGGAGACGGTGCTGGCCCGGCAACGGGCCCTCCTCCGGGCCGACCCGCGACACTCGTTCAACCTGGCCTTCGATCCCGAGATCCGAGCCAAGCATGTGGCGCTGGCGGGCCAGCCGGCGACCGCCTTTTGCGGCGCCGCGCTGAAGCAGGCCGCCCGCAAGCGCACCCAAGCGCCGGCCGATAAGCTGCCGGCCGAGAGTATCTGCGCGGCCTGCCGGGCCGTCGTCGAGCGAATCAAGCAGGAGGTGATCTATGACGTTCGGACTACATGACGTGCTGGTCCTGGTGGCCGTGCTGCTGTTCTTTCTGGCGGCCTTCGGGTTCCGCCCGGCGCGGGCGGACATGGTGGCGGCCGGGCTGGGCTTCTGGGCGCTGGCAGAGCTGGTGAAGGGGATCTTCAAGTGACGACCAACGAGGGCGTGCGCACCACCATGCTGGTGGCGGTCGCGCTGTGGGCCTTGCTGCTGGTGACCAGGGCCTGGGTCGAGCGCCGCCGCGCCCGCCGGCGGGAACGGGACCGCAAGTCGCTCGCCCACATTACCGGGGCCCGGGTCTGGTGGATCGAGAAACAAGGAGACAACGTATGGCAGCGCGAAGAATGAGTGCGAACCAGGTCGCAAAACTGGTAGAGGGCGCGGAAATGATCGCGGAGGCGACCGGCTTATCGGTCGCCGAGATCGTGTCGCTGGTGCTCTCCGAGCCGGCGCAGCAAATCGAGGAGACACCAGATGAGTGGCTCCGGGAGCCCGCCCTCAAAAAAACGCAGGAAGGCTGAGCGAGCGCCCGCCTGCCCGGCTTGCGGCTCAGGCCACGTCATCGAGATCGAAGGCGAATTTCCCTCCGGCGTCATTGCGCCGGACGGGGTGAGTGAGGTCATATGCGCGCGAGCGTGGAAATGCTTAGAGTGCGGAACCATCGAAGAGATTTGAACGGGGGCGGGCAGGGCCAGGGCCTGAGCACGATCGACAAGGAGCGGCGGATCGCCGGCATGCTCGACATCAACATGCGCATCGTGCGCGCGCGCTGCCCGGGCGCGATCTTTCGCCACATCGACCTGAATGCGGGCTGTGGCTGGAATGCGGACTTCGGCGTGAAGGGCAGCCCGCTGGTCTTCGTCGAGCTGGCGGAGAAGTACCTGGCTGGCCGCTGGGAGGCCGTCTTCTACGAGATCGACGAGGCCCGCGCCACCGAGC